GACGAGGACTACGACATCCTCGTCATCAACCGCAAGGGCAAGACCGTTGCCGTCATCGAAAGGAACTAATGAAATGAAAACTGTAAAGGACATCATTGAGCTGATTGACGAGAAGACATATGTCGTTCTCGATCACTACGAGGAAGACGATAGACACGGAATCTACCGCGAGATCTCCGAGCGCAGTCGTTGCAAGGACATCAAGGACTTCTACGGACTCAACAAGATGGGCGAGTGGAAGATTGAATCCATCGAGCCGTATACGGAGAATAACGACCTCTTTATCCGCATCCGCTATTCAGTCTGATAGCCGATAAATTATATTCACACAATATACAAGGCGAATGGGGAAATGATATAATACTCCCCGTTCGCCGGAAAGCATAACAATGATCTTTGGAGAATTATACAAACAGGCTACTGATCGTCAGCTTAAAGCTGAATACGAATCGTTCTGCGCATACTGCGAAAGAAACGAAATAGCATTGATTGATTTCAAGGACGAGGAATCTTTCGCTCGACACGCGATTGCGTCAGGATACAAGCTTGGAATGAAACCAAGAGTGAAAGAAGGATGCAAGATTGCGACAGTTGACACCCTCTACTTCAAATCTCTAACTGTAATCCATAATAGATTCGTTAAAAATCCAAAATTCGCGTTCCAGAAGATCATACAAGGAATACAGGCATACGGAATAGAACTGGATTCGCTTGGATGGAGCTATCTAATAGGATCGGATGTAAGCCACAAAAGTTTCGTCAAAAGACTGAACAAATATGGCATTGAAAGCATAGTTGAAAGACGGCTTAAAACGAGAACAGGACTGTGCTTAGTGACCTATAAAGGAATGTCTATGCCAATATCGCAAGCATTGAAGGCATCCGGCATTTCCATAAGGAACTTTTACTATCGTTTGAAAAAGGATAGAGATCACCAGAGAGTATTCGATCGTATGATATCAGAAAGCAAAGGTGGAGAGATTATCAATTGGAAAAACGGATCTATTCTTCTTAAGATCTCCAAACAAGACGCAAGAATTCTTGAGAAAGAGTGTATAACAAAAGGGAAATCTATTGTATCAATGTTTCATGAGTTTGTGATGTCGTTTGTAGAATACTGAAAGGAGAACCAATGGCATACCAAAAAAAATACGCAACTGAAGAAGAACGCAGACTTGCTAAGTCTATAGCCGGAAAGAAAGGTGCTGAAGGTCTGCGAAAAAGCGGAAACTACAAAGGTGGACGTCCGAAGGGATCGAGAAACAAGAACCCTTCCGTGTCCGAGCCTACGCACAGCATCCTCGTCCGCGAGTCGGCATACAAGGTCTATGTGAAGTGCGCTGGCTTCTCTCACAAGTCGCTCGTTGACTTCATGTCAATCGTAGCGGAGAGCTTGAAGAAGAAGAACCCCCAGCTGTTCGAGTTGCACGATGACATCCGATTATGAGATTGCTCACACGGACGAATCACGACAGCCGGACGAAATTCGTCTGGCGGTTATTTATTGCAGACAAAGATCACAAAAGGAATGACGATAAACAACATGATTGCAATCGTTGTTATCGAATAAAAGAAATACCTACTTGCTAATTTGTATTGAATAAACTCTTTTGCATTATGTTCGTCTGAAGGAACAACGCGAAGATTGTCGCAGATGATATTGATGATGTCATCGCAACCCTTATTTGAGTCCTTATCTGTTTTTGAAAACTCAAGAGACGATGAGACGCATACGGTATTAGAAAACATTTCTATTATGACCGCAACTACGATTCCTTGCCACCAACTCTTTAGAGAAAGTAATATCCATGCACATAACGAAATTATGAAAACGATTATCTCGAACCATTTGACGCTTCTCCAAAATTCTTTTCGTGCATGGATGGCCTGGTTCTCTATTTCTGTCATACGCTCTTCTCCATTTCCTTGATCTGACCGACCAACCTTGCCAGAGTTGCTGCAGCTTGATCTGCTTCGCTCTTCAATGCGTTGATCCTCGCCGTAATCATCGGCTTACTCTCGTTATCCTTTCCGATCCCGAGCAACCAATCTGCCGACACATCAAGATACTCGCATATCTTGATGAGGTTTGCGAACGATGGCTCTGCTTCACCTCGCTCCCATCCCCCGTAAGCAACTGATGTCAGGCCGACTACACGACCCATACCAACTTGCGTCTTGCGTTTGTTCTCGCGCACCTCGCGCAGTCTTTTTGCGAATATCTCGCTCATTTTTTGTCTCCTAACTTTTTCTTATCTACTCCCTTGACGGATATAAGAAAATATGAGATAATACTCGCGTTTTCTTACTCAAGGTAGGCACATTATAACATAATGCTCTCCTTGTTTCAAGAAATATAAGCAAAGGTTAGATTCAACAAGGAAAAAGTTATGGAGATGAAAAGAAAAGCTATACAGGTCATTCCGAGCGAATCGGAATATGACGAGATCAAGACGGCTGCGGACACGACGAAACGCTCCCTCGCGTCTTTCGTCCTGTATTCCGCTCTTGTCGAAGCGCGCAAGGTCAACGAAGAGACGAACGCGAATCCGTGAACTACCTTCGCCGTCAGACCATTTGCGACCGCTTGCGGTTGAGCCTTCGGCAATCCTACCGGATCGTCGGCTCGTCCTACGGCGAACGCATCGCGTCTGATGACGTGATCGGAGTTCTCAACAGGTCACGCCGTGCGATACCAGAACCTCTGGACTTCATACCGAGCGATCTGATGACTCCGGCAGAGACGGCAACGCGCTTCTCGGAGAGCGAAATCACAGAACGGGAGCTTTTCGCGTGGACACACAGGACAAAAGACGTCGTTCCGCATTTTCGGCTGAACTCGCACACCATCCGCTTTTCCGCAAGCCGTCTCGAAGACTGGCTTGGAACGCGCTCTCGCGTGAGGAGGCGTTCGTGACGATTGAAATGCAGAGACGTGTCGTTGCGTTCGTCCGCACGATTGCGAACGAGTGTTCGTCTTGCCTTCGCAACGGATCGCAGTATTGCAACGATTGCGTCGCGAAACGCGCGAACCTTCTGCTCAAGGACATCCCGTTTGACGAAAGCCCGGCTCCCGTGATCGACTACTCGTTTTACGCGCGGGTGGACGAGATCAAACGCATCCTCTCAAGCTCCGGCCGTCCGATGCAAGCGCGAGAGATCAACCTCAGGCAGACCTGCTCACCGCAACTGAAGTTCTGGACGCTGAACCAGATGGTTCACAACGGCATCCTCGGTCGCAAGGTCTACCACAAGAAGAGCTTCAAGTTCAAACATAGAAAGACGATCGCGTTTTTCTATTTCATCAAACAAAAGGAGACGAAATGAAGATCACCACATTGGAGATGGCGAACGTCAAGCGCATCAAGGCGCTTCGGCTCGTTCCCACGGAAAAGGGACTGACGATCATCGGCGGTCGCAACGGACAGGGCAAGACCTCTGTTCTGGACGCAATCGCCTACGGTATGGGCGGTGGCAAGTATCGCCCGACCAACCTCCGGCGAGAGGGAGCGGTCGGCGAGACGTTCATCCACATCGAGACGGACAACGGATTCATCATTGACCGCAAGGAGGGAGAACGCTCTCTCAAGGTGCGTGATGCGGAGGGCAAGGCGTCCGGCCAGAAGATCCTTGATAAGTTCATCAGCGAACTGTCCATTGACCTTCCGAAGTTCCACAACGCCTCGTCCAAGGAGAAGGCCGTGATGCTTCTCAAGGTTCTCCACATTGACGAGGTGATCGCCAAGTTTGAGAACGAGGAGAAGGCGAAGTTCGACACGCGCACGGTCATCGGACGGCAGGCCGACCAGAAAGAGAAGGCCGCGAAGGATATGCCGTGGTTCGAGGATATGCCGGAAGAGCCGGTTTCCGTGAAGGAGCTGATCGAAAAGCAACAGGCCGTCCTTGCTCGGAACGGCGTGAAGGCCGCGGCAAAGGAACAGTTGGAGAAGAACAGGACGCTTGTTGAATCCTACACCCGTCAGCTCGAAGGACTCCGCACCCAGATCGCCACCCTTGAGGAATCCATCGCAACCGTCCAGAAGTCCATTGAGGACGCGAAGGATGCGGACTTCACGATGGAATCCACCGAGGAGATCGAGCGCGAGATCGCAGACTTCGAGGAGACGAATCGCAAGATCAACGCAAATGCCGAGCGCACACGGCGTGAACAGGAAGCCGACACATTGCGCGATCAGTACGAAGCTCTCACGAAGGAGATCGAGGACATCCGCTCCGAGAAGATGAAGGTTCTGGAAGGTGCGGAGTTCCCTCTGGACGGCCTTTCGGTTGAGAACGGCGAACTCGTCCTCAACGGCAAGGGATGGGATTGTATGTCTGGAGCGCAGCAGTTGATCGTGGATTGCGCGATTGCTTCCAAGATCAATCCAGAGTGCAAGTTCATCCTTCTGGACAAGTTGGAACAGCTCGACCTCACGACTCTCAAGGAGTTCGGCGAATGGCTTGAAGCGCACGACCTGCAGTGTATCGCAACGCGCGTCAGCTCCAACTCTGACGGAGAGTGCTCCATCGTCATTGAAGACGGCGAAGCTGAGATTGCCGAGGACACGGTTGTCGTTCCGAAGAAAGCCGAACCCGCTCCTCTGCCGGACTATGACTGATCTTTCAACCGCCGCGAAAGCGGCATAACAAGGAGACGAAAATGAAAATCATCAAAGGAAAGACGATGCCGAACGCTCTGCGTATCGTCATCTACGGAATCCACGGAAGCGCGAAGACCACGCTTGCTTCCAAACTTCGCAACGCCCTGTTCCTTGACTACGAGAACGGAACGCACGGCATTGAGGTCGATAAGGCCGACCTCTCCGAGCTTCCGCGCTCCTATTCCAAGCTCAAGGGACTGCTCGTTGAGTTCAAGAAGGATCACCAGGGCTACGAAACCCTTGTGATCGACACGGGCGATGAGCTTGAGAAGGCGCTCGACCAGACCTACTCTGCCGAGAAGGGAATCGAGAGCATCTTCTCCGCGAACGACTACGGACGCACCGTGGCCGACCACAACGCGCAGATCGGCATCATTCTGGATAAGGTGAACGACCTCGTTTACTCCGGGATGAACGTCGTTTGGGTGTGCCACGAACAGAAGCGTTCCATCCAGCCGCTTGAAGGTGCGAAGATCCCGAGCGATCACTCCGAACTCAAGATGTCCAAGGGCGCTTCAAAGCTCTTGATGCAGAACGTTGATTGGGCGATCTTCTGCGCTCGTAAGACCTTCCACGTTGACGGTGACAAGCACACGGGAGAGAAAGCGCACATCGAAGGCGGCAAGCTCTGGACGTTCCACTCGCCGACCAACGATTGGGACGCGAAGCACCGCGCTTGCATTGAAGTCGCTGACGATATGTCTATGGACAAGCTCCAGCAGACGATCCAGACGATCATCGACAAGTCCACGAATCAAATCAAACCTCGTCTCGCGTCTGACGAAGCTCCGAAAAGGAAGTCCGAGCCGAAGCCGGAAGCGAAGAACGAAGAGCCGAAGAAGGAAGAACCCAAGGCCGAAGAACCGAAGGAGAATCTTCCGAAGGCCGTCACCGACTTTATGCAGCTCGTCAAGCAGTACGATGTGGACGAGAAGAAGCTCCGCGAGTATGCCGCGTCCAAGCTCAACGACCGCTACGGCGTTGACTTCGCGACTCTGGAGATCAAGGAGTGGCCCGAGGAGGCCCTTCTGTGGCTTTGCCGTGGTATGGACAAGATCGCGGCCAAACTCAAGTAATAACCAAAGAAAGGAAAAACGAAAATGGCGAATGATAATGGTGCGATCGGTTGGGACGATGAAGTTTCCGATGCCGATCTCGGTGAAAACGGCGGCTCGAACGAGGAGTTTGTCTGCCTCCCGAACGGAACGTACAAGTTCACGGTCAACAAGGTGGAGCGCGGCTCTTACAAAGGCGGCGAGAAGCTTCCTCCCTGCAATATGGTGAAGGTCGGGATCATCGTTGACGGTGGTGAAGCCGGACGCTCCTACGTCACCACGCGCTTCTACATGCACACCAAGTGCCTGTGGCAGATCTACGACTTCCTCACCTCCATCGGCCTTCACAAGAAGGGAGAGGGCGCTACCTCCATCCCCTGGGGCAAGGTCGAGAAGGGATTGACCGGGATGTGCAAGACCAAGATCCACACCTACAAGGACGAGCAGTCCAACGAGGTGGACAAGTGGCTTGCTCCGAAGGACGATATGCCGGAGTTCTAATCGTGGAACTGCGTCCGTACCAGAATACCGCCATTGAGAAGGTGGAAGCCGAGTTCGGAAAGGGAACTCGCTCCACCCTCATTGTGCTGGCTACGGGATGCGGCAAGACGATCATCTTCTCCAACCTCGCAGCTCGCGAGGTTCGGAGAGGTGGCCGTGTCCTCATTCTCGCCCACCGCGGCGAACTTCTCGAACAGGCGATTGACAAGCTCTACAAGGCAACGGGAATCCGTGCCGGACTTGAAAAGGCGGAGATTACGTCTGACGTGACGCTCGACGATCTCCCCTTCACCGTTGTCGTTGGCTCGGTGCAGTCTATGAAGTCCGAACGCCGCCTTGCCCGTTTCGCTCCGAACGAGTTCTCCCTCATCGTGATAGACGAGTGTCATCACGCGCTGACGGGAACGTATCGCGCCGTCATCGACCACTTCCCTACCGCACGTCTGCTTGGTGTGACGGCTACACCGGATCGTGGCGATCTCCGTTCGCTCTCGGAAGTCTTCCAGAGCATTTCATTTGAATACTCAATCGTGGAGGCAATTCGCGATGGCTTTCTATCGCCAATCCATGCACAGACGGTTCCTCTCCGAATCGACCTTACAGGCGTTGCAAAACAGGCCGGAGACTATCAAGCTGCCGGATTGGGCGCCGCTCTTATTCCTTATCTGCATCAGATCTGCCGCGAGATCAAACAGCGTTGCGCAGATCGCAAGACGATCGTGTTCACTCCTCTTATCAGCATTTCTCGGGAAATGCAGACGATCTTCCAAGAGGAGGGAATCGCCGAAGTCCGAGAGGTGAACGGAGAGAGCGCAGACCGCGCGGAAACGCTGGAATGGTTCTCCAACGCTCCGAATGGATGCGTCCTCTTGAACTCGATGCTTCTCACCGAAGGATATGACGAGCCGTCCGTTGACTGCATCGTCGTTCTCCGCGCCACGAAAGTCCGTGCGCTCTACGTCCAGATGGTCGGGCGTGGCACACGGCTCTCTCCCGGCAAGAAGAACCTTCTCCTTCTTGACTTCCTATGGCTGACATCCACGCACGACCTCTGCCGTCCGGCGTGTCTCGTCTCGGAAGACGAGAACGTGTGCGAACACATCACCAAGAAGACCGAGAAGAAGACGGCGGTTGACGAGGATCTGGAACTCACGCCGGAACTCGTCGAAGAAGCCGAGACGGAGTTCACGAAGAAGTGCAAGGACACCCTCGCCAAGCGCCTTGAAGCGCAGGCGCACAAGAAGGGAAAGCTCTTTGACGCGCTTCAGTTCGCCGAACTGACTGGAACGACCGACCTAAAGGATGTTCCGACAACGCTCCAGGAGAGCGACCGTCCGACACTCGATCAGGTTGACCGTCTTGAGAAACTCGGCTTCGCCTGTCCCGGCTCTAAGGACGGAGCGGAAAAGTTATTAAACGCCTATCAACAACGTGTAGATAACGGGTTGTCAACGGCAAAGCAAATACGATTCCTATCCTCTCGCGGATTCCAGAACGTGAAGAATTGGACGCTCAAAGATGCGGAGAAGATGATCCGCAAGATCGCCGCCTGTGGGTGGAATCGTTTGCCGGCCGGAGTGAACCCATCCACCTACACGCCGTAAGGAGTTGGAATGGAATACTCGGACAGACAGATGATCGAGGAGAAGCTCCGCGAAGGAATGTATGTCGGGAACATGCACGCCTGTCTACGCGATGTTGGACGCATAGCCGGTGGATGCTTCGCCGCGCACCGCATCACGGAAGAAGAGCTTTCTGAACTCGGTCGAATCGCCGTCTCTCTCAGCCAGAACAAGGCATCGGGAGAACGCAA